AAAATGGCGCTGCGATTGCCGCCAGTGCAACACTAGGTGGCATAGATGCTCTTGCACAAGCGTTCCCCACATTTGCAAGCGCAGGCGGAAACTTGTTTGACCAAAACTATAAGCCAAGCAACATGGCGGGTGAGGCGATGGAGGGTATTTACACCGCAAACATCCAACTGCAACAAGCGATGGGTACTGCGGCGCGAAAGGTTGAATCACCCGAAACGGGATCAGGCGTAACCGATTATGTGTTGGCGAAAGCGGGGCAGTTGCGCGATGCCGCATCGCAGGACGGCGGATTGGGCTTGACTGCAACGGCGGCGGATGCGCTGAAGTCAGCGGCGGATACGATGCGCGACCAAGCCGCCAAAATCGCCCCCAACGCTCAAAAGCAATACGGGGGAACACTTGATCCCGTGCAGAAGGCAATCGCTGCACTTCAAGCGATGCTAGGGCAGGGCAGCGTTGTAGCGCAGCAGGGGAAGGTGGTAGATGCTGCTGCGGCAGCAGCACAGAAGCGCGACAGGGACTTGGGGCAGGGAACTACGGGTGTAGAAACCGTGTTGGGAACCGTAAACCTTGCGTCAGGGGCGGCAAGCAAGGCGCAGCAGATTGCAGGCAAACAACTGTCAGAGGCAGAAAAACAAACGCGCATACTGGAGGAATCGAACAAACTGTTGCAGGCGAACGACCCCGCCAAATATGTTCAGGTGCGAGATGAAGATGGATACTTGGTTTCGATGCTTGAGTCGTACACGAAACTGGTTACGCGAGTGGATGCAGCAGGAAAGCAGACTACAGAGCGTGAGGCGATGTCACAGGCTGAAATATCAGCAGTAAACGAGGCTGTCAATGTGCTTGCGCGGAGCGTGTTAGGCGAGCGAAATGTCGATGCGAGTGGGGTTGACCTGTCGGTGCTGTCCCCACAGGTCTTGACACAAGCGTACAAAGACGCGCAGGCGCAAACAGAGAAAAGCGTCCGTGAGTTTGCTGCGGCGAGTGCGGTAAAGTCGCAGGAGGAACAAAACTTGGCAATGGCGGCAAATCGGTGGCTGTCGCAGATTGCAGACAACACAAAGGGCGGGTTTATCCCGTTGCAGTAATGGCAGCACCCGTAGCACAACAAACGAGTTTTGAGGTTTCGCAGGACACAGAGAAGGACACGATCACTGTAAACTACATCATCAAACGACCTTCGGGCGTTGACCCCGTCACCTACGAAGAGGCGTTGCAGGTGATGCCTGACGAGGGTGTTACTTACACGGTGGTTGGGCGAACCGTCTATCTGAAATCACGCACCGTAAGCGCAGTTGAAAACAGCGCATTGCGTGTGTGGAACGGAACCGCCGTATGGGACAACGCTCCGACATCCACACCCGCACTGTCATTCGTTGCGCGTGAGATGAACACTAGCACTACGGGTGTCGATTTTTGGAGGGCAGAAACCTCGCCACCCGCCGACCTATCAAATCCCGCGCAAACCGCCTTGACTGGTACACCGCTTGACGCGAACGGCGAGCCAATCACCGTTCAGGTTCCCCAAATCACATTCACGGTAACGAATCTGAAGGGGGACTCGCAATACGAAACGATTGCAAACCTTGTTGGTCGCAGGAACAGCGGTATTTTCTTGAATATAGCAGCAGGCTATTTGCTATTCACGGGAGGTCAGTCCCGCAGGGTAAACACATCGCAGTACGAAATCACCTACACATTCGTTTACGATTGGTACGGTCACTGTAGACAGGTTGCGCTCGGCGATAGCGGTGGGATCATTATGGGAGCAGAGACTGGAAACCCACCTGTTCGACACGCTACACAGGTTGTGTGGAAACAACCGTTCCCTGCTACTGGCAATTTTACTGCATTGGGTTTGGTAACCTGATGCCAACGATGAAGCGCACAATTCAGCGAGGGCTTGGCTCGTTGAGTCCTACCGTGTGGCGACAAATCGCAGACAGCGTAAACAAACTGGTTAGCGAATACCACGAATCGTTTACTGCACAGCAGCCCCAAAGATTCCTTGCACGAATCACGAACGCAACCAAAATCACGGGTATCGCCCGATGGAAATACGGCTTTGAAGAGGTGTTGCGCAATCCCGATACTAGCGGAATGGCTACAGCGTTGTTTAGCCCTCGCACTGGCGGTATCACGAGCGATTTGCAATCTCTTGCAACCTACAAGGCAACCAATCTGCTTGAAGCGGGAAACACGAGTACGCTTTGGTACGGGGTAGCGGTTCAGGGATCGCAGGGAATTCAACTGGTAAGCAACGATGCGTTCAATGTTTTGCCTGTTCCCGTGAATGCGGTAGTGGAGATGACGGTTGTTCGCAGCCGTGGTGGAAACGCATTTGCGTATTTTTCAGCACCAAATCCTATTGACGGCGATTGCGGATGAGTTACGATAACGGGATGGAGTGCAAGACATCACACAGCCGACTTCCACCATATCAGTGGGGTAACCTGATTACCGCCGTTGTCGCCGTTGGCAGCATTCTTATTATGCTTGGGCAACGCGATGCGGGTTTGACTGATGTAATTGCAACCGTGCGAGAGTTGCAAAGCGTTAGCATCCAACTGGCAAAAACGCAAGCCGCGCAACTTGAAGGCGCAAGGCACACGGAGAAAACACTGGAACAGATTGTTGGTAGACTGAACGAACTCGAACGAAAGGCACGAGGATTATGAAGCAATCTTGGAAAACAACAACCGCAGGAATCGCAGCCATCGTTGTTGCATTGGGAACAGCAGCGCAGCATCTTGTTGCCACGCCGCCAACTCCAGTGGATTGGGGAGCGGTCATTGCAGCAATCATGGCGGGAGTCGGTTTGATTGTGGCAGCGGATAACAAGCAGAAGTGATTTTCCTGCGAGCAATCATTGAATCCATACTTGGATGGTTGGCAGGCGAAGCACGGCGAGGACATCGTGCAACGACAGCGCATGGCTCCACCGATCACGCTGCTCGCGTTGGCGGTCGCATCAGCGAGTATCTGCGTAAGCGCAGGATGCAGCAGGACAGTGCTAGTGGAGAGCGGAAAGCCGATTCGGATAGCGGCTGATTGCGATTGCTACATTTACACGCTTGCCGATGATGGGGAGTGGGTACGCAGCGGAAACCGTGTACGCATAGCGGAGGGGTGGTACGCAGTTGATCCATCGTTTGTAGAGGACACCAAATGACGGCACAAACCGCCTGCTGCTGCCCTACGAATAACCAGTGCTGCGTACTGGATGAAGGCGATGCGGGGGTTGGTTTCCCGTCAGGGCTACAGGTTTCGTGGTCGCCATTGTTCTCATGGGTGAATCCTGTTTGCAGTTTAGGCAGTCAAGACAGCGCGTACTTTGAGTCAGATCACTGCATTCAGTTGGGGGCTTGGCGTAGTAGCGAAAACGGTTGCGTTGAGTTTGATCCGCGTTATCAAAATGGATCAGGGAACACCTACAGCCTGTGGAATGCCTATTTCGGGTGTACGCAGCAGCCGACCTATCAAGAGGTGATACCAACAGCGTGTGATGGTCGATATCCTGCCGCGCCTAGCGGTTATTGTTTCACGCCCTGCGCGTATTGTTCGTGTGCAAGCAGACCCGCAAACCACTTTTGCCCACCGAATCCGAATGCCTGCGATCCACTCTGCGGTGGAGGTATTTTGGGGAGTAGTGGTTGTGCCGCTTGTGCGGGTGCGGGTTGTCCCGCGTGTTTTGCATACCCTGACCGATATACAAAACGGGTTGGTGTCGATTGCAATTGTATGTGGGATTGCAATGACTTCAAGTGTGAGCCTGTTGATCCCCGTGCTTGTAGGGATTACTGTTGGCAGATACCAAATGATGAGTATTCACCCGACAGAGCGGCAGAATTGAGCGGTGGATACTGTCAGACTTCGATTGGCAACTATTCGCGCAGCGTTGACAAATGCACACATCGCAAGGGCAGTTTATCGCTTGTGGCTGCTGCGTTAGTAACAGGAGCAGATGGACACAAATACTCGCCAAGCAATTACGATAATGCGGGGGCGTTGGTAAGTGGAAATGTTCGCGCAGACCTTGTTTCCACCATCAGCCGCGATGCCGCAGCAGTTGAAATAGATTATGTTGGCAAATATCAGGGGGTGTTCCGAGCGCAATATGTGGAACACGGTGATTGTGTAACAGGTGGAGGCTCTACGCCAGTGCGAGGGTCAACGCAATACACAGCAGCGGGGTTGCTCACAGGCAATATGCCGTTGTCGCAAGACGAAATGAACGCTTGCAATGGTATGTGTGGACAAACGATACAGGGTGGCTTGCCACCACTCACAACCGATTGCGACAGTACTACCAAGTGCGCGGTGTGCAGTCCATGCGCGGTTGCTCGTGTATGGATTGACATTGATGAGCGCGGTGGTGATATTAGCACCGCCGAAATGGTGATCGGGCAGGAGTACGAGATACGAGAGTTGGGATCGTTCTGTTGGGGTTGCTTTGGCGCGGGTGCTGCGCCGTTTGTGGGGCAACGATTCACCGCTACCGCCTGTCTGATGGTCAACTGCGCTCCGTGCCTTACAAATGGTCAGCCAACGGTTTTTAGTGATTGTGCAGAAGGGCTTGTCCTGCCAATCTACAAGCATCATTTTGAGGTGCGCGGTCGCGGACATTTGGGCAGTTTGTGGGAAAAGTTGGTGCAAAACTTTGATAACGGCGTTTGGCAGTACACAGAAAACCAAACAGCAGATACGAAGCGGGGGTATAGCATCACTGGATATTCTGCAATCAAGTCGGGGGATAGTTATGTTGGAGGAACACAGATTTTGGGGGGGTGCTGCAACAGTCCGCAGTATTTTGGCAATCATCCCGATTACCCCGAACAGTTTGTATACGAGTTTGGATGCACGGGCTGTATGTCGGGTCTATACACAACCTATGAGTATGTTCCCGAAACCACAAACGAAACCAAGAGATACTACGCAATTCCGTCCTTATGGATACGCGCTTCGGTGTATGTAAGCGAGAAAGCCACTTGTTTTGCGGACACTATAACATTTGTGGTTCCCCCGTATTACGATTGGGACTTTCTCTGTTGCAACCATCCTTGCGATCCTGCACCGCAGTTGATAGAGGTTTACCCACAACAGGTAGTCGGCGGCTGCATTAGCACCGCACTGGACATGGGTGGCAGTGAATCCCACTCATCGACAGCGCAGAGTGCTGCGCGAGCGTTGCGGGTAGGAGTAGGACAGGACATCCTGAGTGGGCTATCACTAACACCTGCCAACGCCGTGTACGGTAGCGCGACTCCCAAACACACATTCACTGTACCCTGATGACTGTGCGAGCATCCCATATTCCGTGTACCCCCCTGAAGCAATTTATGCAGCACGATGTCCACGGGGGGCGGCAGGATGCAGTCATGCTCACGGTCAATTGCGAAAACTATCTGACGAACACGAACACCTGTCGGGGTGCTTGTGCTGCGGGTCATAGGGCGAGCGTAGAGGTTTGTGAATCCTGCACCGACTACATACCAACGCAGGCTCCCTCGCTCGCAAGCCGCGCTGCCAATTTAGGTCGATCCATGATGTCAGCGATTGTTGCTCAACACGCTACAGCCGAACAGCAGGCGGTGCGCTTGGCAACCTGTCGCGCTTGCGCCCACCTAAAGCCTGCCGAGAACCCCGATGATGTCGGGTGGTGCGGGGCTTGTGGATGCCCACAGAACGCACTATCCTTACTACGGGTCAAGGCGAAGATTTTGCACCCGTCTTGTCCAAAAGGCTACTGGAAATCACTGTCGCAGGAAACGATTACAACAGAACAGGTACGCGATATCAAACCCCTGTCGGAGTAGCGAATGAAAATTGAAACGATGCCAGTTGCGAGCCTTTGCCACGATCCCAAGAATTTGCGCAAGCATCCCGAGGACAATCTTGAGTCGATCAAAACAAGCCTTACGCGCTTTGGGCAGCAGAAGCCCATTGTCGTTGATCAAAACAACATTGTGATTGCGGGGAACGGTACGCTTATGTGTGCGCGTGATTTAGGTTGGGAGAAAATCGCCGTTGTACGAACGAAATTGAATGGAGACGAGGCGGTTGCTTTTGCTATTGCCGATAACAGAAGCGCGGAACTTGCGATGTGGGACGAAACGGCGCTGAAAGATGTGTTGCAAGAGTTACAGAAGAACAACAGCCTCATGTTCGATGCAACGGGCTTTGATCAGAAGTGGCTAGACGAATACAACGAAACAGGTCAAAACCTGTACACAAAAAAGATCGAAGTACCAATCTACGAACCCAAGGGCGAGTGTCCACCAATTGCCGAATTGTCGGATGGCGGGAAAACACTCGACCTACTGAACGAAATCAATCGCGTGGAAATGGAGGAGGGGCTTCGTAACTTCCTGCGCTCTGCTGCACATAGACACACCGTATTCAACTTTGAGAACATCGCAGAGTATTACGCACACGCCACGCCGCAGATACAGCGGCTTATGGAGCGCAGCGGACTGGTTATTGTCGATTTCGACAAGGCGGTTGAGTACGGGTTTGTACAGATCACGGAACAGATGTCGAAACTCATGAATGTGGAAGCCGAGTACCGTGAAAGCGAATAGTGAATCGTGGCAGCCGCCACGCTTACGCAAAGACTTTGTGTTGCTGATTTTGAGCCACGGTAGACCCGATAGGGTCAAAACCGTCAAGGCGTTGGAAAAATCGGGCTACACGGGCAAGTGGTATGTCGTTATTGATGACGAGGACTCTACTGCGCAGCAATACCGCGACCTGTATGGCGATAAGGTGCTGCAATTCTGCAAGAGCGAATACATCGCCAAAACCGATAGCGCAAACCCGTGGGGTGATCGGCGCGGTGTGGTGTTTGCGCGTAATGCAGCATGGTCGATTGCCGAAAGGCTTGGCATCAAATGGCACATGGTCTTTGACGATGACTACATTGACTTTCGGTTTCGCCATGACGAGTTTGGCAACTACATTACCTACGCACCTATCCATCGAACGCTCGATAGCGTGTTTGAGTTGATGATCCAATTCATGGAGGCAACGCCAATCAAATGCCTTGCCTTTTCGCAGGGCGGCGACTGGATTAGTGGCGCAGGGCAGATACCTGATGGGCGTAGGTGCTACAGGCGCAAGGTAATGAATTCGTTCTTGTGCAATACAGATCGACCCTTTGCCTTTCGCGGAATCATCAACGAGGATGTGAGCACCTACTTGGAACTTGGCAGACAGGGCGATTTGTTTCTAACGCTTATGCAAATCATGCTTACGCAAGTGCAAACACAGACCAACGCTCGCGGACTGACTGATATCTACAAGCGATTCGGGACCTACATCAAGTCGTTTTACAGCGTCATGTACGCGCCGTCCTGTTGTAAGGTAAGTACGCTTACAGACTGGCACGCCCATGTGTGGATGCCACGATTCCACCACCTAACAGACTGGAACGCTGCCTGCCCCAAGATCGTGCGCCAAGAGTTGCAGAAGCACAGTCCAGTCTAGGTTAGGCAGGGCAACACCAAGCCGCCGCCGCCATGCCTCAAACCGAAGCCAGTTTCGATACCTGACATTCCTTGGTGTTGGTTGGTGTAGCAGATAGGCAAACAAAGCAACGCCTCATATCGAAAGCCCTGCCGCCTTGTGGGCTACAGGGGTAGGGGGGGTTGAAATCCGACTGAAAAGCGTTGTACATCGGTTTCGTTTCCGTCCTGTATGCGCCTACGGGTTAGCCGATTTTTTGTGGAAGCCAAAAAGAGGGCTGCCGTTAGGCAGCCCCCTTTGTTTCCGTTTGCGCATTTTACGCCGTTCCAACCGTCAGGGCGATTCGCATTGCCCGTGCCGTATCGACCGCCTTTGCGCCCAACACACAGGATGCTGCCCGATCCTCGCCGTCAAGCCGTCCATGCACATGCTGAATCCAGTTTGTCGTACTGTTTGCGGCGAGCCAAACCGAGGGCTTTGAGCCTTGCGAGCGCTCTGTATCGAACACCTTTTGCATGTAAGAAATGGCATCGGTTGCCCTGATCAGCCTGCGCTGCTCGACTGGAGTGGTGGGGTTGGTTGGGATTTTGATGCCCGTGGTTGCCTCATAGACCGCCACCATGATTGCCGAGACCCGTTCCGAATTCACATCGAGGGCGGCAAGGGTGTCGCCTTCCGACTTGATGATTCGGAGCCGATCCCGCCACTGGCGAAGCGCATCCTGTACTTCTTCCACACGGAGGGAAAGCCCTGCGGTGTGTCGCCAAGTGTAACCGAGATGTGCATCTGCGGTAGAGCCTCCGAAGGTGTTGGCGCAAACCACGCGAGTGCAGGTAGGGTGAATGCGCAGCGGTCTGCCGTCACCGTAGCCGTTTGCGAGCAGAAGGTACTGATAGGTTTCGTCCCCACCGATCACGGTATCCTCACCCCGCAAGCCGATGAAAATGTTTCTGCCGCCTCGGAGTGAGCCGATTGTATCCACACTGGGCGAGTTATCGCCGCCTGCCAACGAATCGGCAATCGCCGCCAGTGTTTTGGGCTGAACCACAGAGTAGTTGATCCCAACCACATTGAGCACATCCTGATTGTCACTTCGGCGCAGCGCCTTATGACTGTTGATGTCCCTGCTATCGGTTGCGGTTTGGATTGTTTCCTCGGTAACCGTCCAATCAAGCCCTACCGTTTCCATTGCCTGCAAAGCGGACTGCCCTGCCTCAATGTTCTTTCCCAAGCCATGCCATCCAGTACTGCCAACAATTCCGACTGTATCTGATTCTGTAATCTCGTGAGCCATTTGGCTGCCTTTCTGTTTTGTCCCACACGGGGACTGGTTCCTAAATCTGTCAACGATTGACAGTTGCGCCATGATCATAACCTGCCTCTTGGGAAAGTCTACCCCATTGTGAACATTTTTGCAAATCTTTTTTGTGCGTATCTATTCATACGCGGCTAGATTTGCGCTTGGCAGAGATTGCGAGATTCCGTTGGTTGCGCTTTGGCACGGAAATCCGCGAGAAAAAAGATTGACAAAATGTTCACATTTAGGTTTACTTTTGCCGATAGCAGTGTAAGATGGTTGCAGATCAGACACCCCGACCCCTAGCGGGTCAGAAAGGCAAGGCAAATGAAAACGAAGAAGGCAGTCGAATACGATGTGCGAACCATTGACGAGTACGGCGATGTGCAGGATGTGGATTCGTTTTATGGCAGCGCACACAGCAAGCGGCAGGCAATCGAGTCCGCGCAGAGGATCGTGCGCGATGGTGGAACCGCCGTGGTCGAGCGCACGACCTACACGATTGAACCCGATGTGGAAAGATTCGTTGATATGGAACACGAACAGATTTGGACTGGCGGCGACCACGACAGGCTGATTGCGGGTGGTTGGCGCACCGAAGGCAGCGAAGGAGGTGCAGCGTGAAGGACGGCGAAGTTACAATTACACTCCGCAGGTCTGAATTGCGAGACTTGATCGTCACGATCACTGCGATGTACGACCAGTCCGCCATGAGTTTTGAGGAGATGCAGCATCGCTACCCGATCTTTGCAAACGGGTACGACCGACTTTGCCATCAGGCACAACTCGCAGGCGTTCCTACCAACAGCGATGAAAGCATTGACGAAGGCATTGACGCAGAGGCAGACCGATGTTCATCGCACATCGACTGCAGCGTTCGCGTGGTTTGCGCCAACACCTTTGGCGGCTCTGCCGCCGATGCACATCAAGGAGGTGCAGCGTGAAGCGAATAACGAAAGCAAAACTCATGGCGATTCGCAGGGCAGACGCATACCTGAAGTTTCTCCACTACCTTGATCGCAGGGAGTTTGGCATGGCGTTGAGCGTTGCCAACACATGGGCGGTGACTGACACGAATGATCGGTTTAGGTCGTTGTGGGAAGGACACGCCAATGACACCTATCGACTGCTGAAAGCGCAAAGCGAAGGAGGTGCAGCGTGAGGTGGGAACAAAGGATCAGCATGACTCACATTTCGTTTGCCGCCTATTTTCGCACTGCATCCGATTGTTCATTCGCTACGAACGCACTGCGATTCGCAACGAGGGAAGAAGCGGAGGGGTATGGGGCAGACCTGTACCAACGATGGCTTGGAGCAAAGGAATGGGAAGTGCGGGAAACCGATGATCCTGTCCGTCATCGGTGGGATGCGAAAGAAAGAACGGTCGTAAACATTTGAAAGAAAACAGCGACAAAAAAAATCTGCAAAAATGTTCACAATGGGGTAGACTTTTGCCGATATTGGTGTAAGATGGTTGCAGATCAAACACCCCGACCCCAAGTGGGTCAGAAAGGACAGGCAAGATGAACAGGGCAAGCAATATCACGAGACTCATTGCGCTGAAGCGAGCGTGCGACAAGTTGGAGCAAGCATTGGATGCGGCGGAGGTGGCGTACTTCAAGAATCCAAGCGAACGCCGCTACCAACTGCGTCAGCGATTGGGCGTGCGGTGTGATCGCGCATGGGATAAGTTGGCGACAGAGGAACTGAAGCAGCGTCATGGCTGACCCGAACGCGAGGGGCGGCAACCGCCGCCCCAAGCGTCCGAGCCAGTTGGCAAGGAATCAAACCCCGACCCCAAGTGGGTCAGAAAGGACAGGCAGATGAACCCAGTATTCGATGCGTTTGAAAAGATCGGGCAAGCAATGGCAGAAGCGGAACTGGTTGCGGAAATCGCGCGATTGGATGAGGCGATGTTGTGGTACTTGAACTGCGCGAACGAAACGGTAGAGCAGCGCAAGGCTTTTGAGGCAATGCAAGCCGCATCCAACAGGTGTATTGAGATTGGAAGGGCAGCGAACCTAGCCGCAGTCAGAAAGACAGGCAAATGACACAGTACAAAATTGCAGAGGTTTGCGGCGACACTGGTGGTTGGGATGTTGTTGCAGAGTTTGAGGCTCGCAACGATGAGGCTGCAAACGAATACGCAGAGGAAAACTACGGCGACCTTGATTGGTATGTGCTTGATGAAAATGGCATAAACATCAACGGAGGCTTGGATGAAAATGCGTGAGGAATGGATGCGAACACAGTGCTTGGAACTTGTAGGGGCAGCGCTGCATCAAATGCACAAGAAGGTAGATGCGCGGCGGCGAAAAAAAGAATGCGGTTGGGTTGGTTCATCGCCCGATCCAGTCGTTGTGCGCCTGTTGCACAGAATCAATAAGTACGAGGTTGTGCAGCAGTGTTTGTTGGGCGAGGAACCCATGACGGCGATTGCGTACAAATTAGGTTGGAGACCGTCAGTTTACTATCAGTATACGATATCAGAATTAGATGAGCAGGCGGCGTTGTGGATTGAGGCCACCTATCCGATTGATAGCAAGGAGGAGGACGATCAGTGATTACCGACTACCAAAAATCGCAGCGAGCAAGGGGCGTAGGCAGCAGTGATGTGCCAGTTATTTTGGGTTTGTCGCCGTTCAAAACCCCGTACGATTTATGGCTTGAACGGATGGGTCGGATAGAGCCGCCGCCCGAAACGGAGGCTATGACAATCGGCTCGCAAATTGAACCGTTGCTATTGTCAATGGCAGCACAGCGTATCGGCGAGCGAGTCGTGCGACCATCGCAGACATTCGTGGGCGGTAAGCCTCACCATCGCGCAAACATTGATGGGATGGTTGGAATTGCCAAGCGCGGACATCCGATAGTGGAGGCAAAGAGCACGGGATGGCTTGAAGGTTGGGGCGCAGATGGCACGGACGAAATCCCTGAAGGGGTTAGGGCGCAAGTGATGTATCAAATGCTGATCACTTCAAGCACCATTGCGTATGTTGCTTGCCTACGAGCAGATCGCGGACTTTCGTTCACTTTGCACCCAATCGAATATGACGAAGGGCTTGCGGTGGCAATCGTTGGCGCGGTTGATGACTGGTGGGGCTATGTTCAATCAGGAACAGCACCTAGCAGCAGCCCATCGTTGGAATGCGTCAAGCGTATGCGGTACTCCGAAGATGCTGCGCCCGTAACTATTGACGATGCGCTTCTGATTGCGGACATAGATGCGCGACAAAGTTTGCAGCAAGCAGAGGCATACGCAGATACATGTAGGGCGAGGCTACTTGCCGCACTTGGCGAATCGCGTACAGGACAAAGCAAAGATGGTTGCTACAGCATCAAGGTAGCAGCCGTGAAAACGGAACGATTTGACACAAGGGCGTTTCAGCAAGGGCATCCCGAACTTGCCGCCCAATTCAGAATTGCGGGTGGTTACAACAGAGTGACCGTCAAGGAAAGGAAGAAGCAAACCAAATGAAGCGAGAGACAGATGACTACAGAGCGGTGGAGGATGACGATAAGGCGGTGGTGTTTTGCGCGTTGTTGGAGGCGCAGCAGGCAATAGCATCAGTGGTAAAGGACGCGAAAGCAAACTATGGGGAGCGAGCGCGATATGCGTATGTCAGTGCGGATCAGATGGTGACGGAGTGCCGCAAGGCTTTGCATGCGGCAGGACTTATCTTGCTGCGCGAGTCGTACAGCGTTCAGTCCAGTGCCGAAACAGGCATGGTGTTGTTTAGCAACTACCTGTTGGTTCATGCTGCGTCAGGCATATCGGTTGCAAGCAGTCAATCTCCATGGTTTATCATTGAAGCGCAAGGGCGACCACTTGACAAGGCGCTTGCGGGAGCGTTGACCACGAGCCTGTCGTACTACCTCCGCGACCTATTGCTTGTGCCGCGCGAAGATGAAGCAGAAATGGATCAGCGCAACGACACGGAACATCAGCCCAACAGCATCGGAATCAAGGGCGCGATTGCGTTACGCAAAGCGTTGGTTACTGCGGGCTGCAAGGAAGGCGCACTGCGATCTGCAATGCAGCAAAGCGGTGTAAATGTTCCTGATGACATGGCAACATGGGATCGCGCGTGGATGGAACGCATCAATGGATGGGTTGAACGCAACACGGTGTATGCTGACATTGCTGACGAAACGGTTGAAAGGTCTAGCCGAACAGGTGTATCTTGAACAATTGCAAAAAAACAAATCTAATTGCAGCACAGCAGAAGCATGTGCAGGAAAAATTCATCACGACCGCACAGTTGGCAACCGCCTTGGGAATTACACTGCAACGAGTATCGGCAATAGCACGAAGCAGAGGGATATCTTGTGTGTGGTTTGGAAATAGGCGTATGTGGCTAAGATCGCACTTTGATTCATTTGCACGCAGACCAAACGGAAGACCGAGAAAACAATAACAGCGCACGGCATAGTGGGTATTGGGTCAGTACCCATTATGCCGTGTTCACGGCAGAAAATACTTTCAGCCTTTCGATCAGGCTGCGAACCTTGCGAGGTGATCGGTGCTATGCGCGGCGGCATTGACGCGGCGATGGTTGTAGTGATACGGCTTGCCCCTACCGTATCCCATTGTGGGTTGTTTGCAATGCGCTCGACAACGCACGAAGCGGCTGCTCACCACAGCGAAATGGTAGATGCGTTGGCAAGGTTGACGGATGACGATGCGAAATGTTCAACAACCCAAGCCTTCGCGCTCCCGCATCTCGCGGGGGCTTGGTCTCAGGAATCAGATGCGCATGGAAACAAAAAATGGCGAAACGAAAAAGTAAGGGCGTTAGGGTAACGGGCAAGTGGTCTGAAGGTGAATCGATAGTTGATATCAGCCGACTGCTGCTCGACAAGGACATGCAGGCACGGGCAAAAATTTGCAACGAGGCAGTCGATGAATATGCGGAAGGCATGGCAGACACAGAAAACAACAAGCCGCTGCCACCGATCAGCGTTGTGGTATCTGACGAGGACGCAAAACAGGGTTGGGTAGTCGATGGTTGGCATCGGGTACTTGCCGCACTCAAGGCGGGGCTATCTGAATTGCCTGCGGTGGTCAAATTCGGCACACGCACCGATGCAATGGCTGCCGCTGCCGCTGCCAATCAACAGCATGGTGTACGGCGCACGAACGCAGACAAGCGGCTATCTGTCATGCTGATTCGGCGTGCTTTGCCCGACAGCAGCGTGGCATCGTGGGCTGCACAGTGTGGGGTTACACGAACCTTCGTCTACAACCTAATACAGAAGGAACGCGACACGGAACTGGCAATGCTCGATATCGAAAGTGTGCCAAAGCAAATGGCAACGCCGCAGATAGTGGAACTGGATGCGGAAACCAAAGCCAGTAGCGAGGAACACGATCCGCAAATCGCGCTTGTGATGAAACGCATGGCAATCGCTACAAGGGATGCGTCCACACTGTTCGAACTCATTGCGACAATCAAACAGAAAATCGTGATCGCAGCAGCCGCAAACGCAGCCGAACCCGACATTACCACTTTTCTCAATGTGCAAACCATGTTGTGCGACTTGGAAGCCGTCAAATCAGCAATCCGCAACGCTTCACCACATTCCATTTGTCCAGTATGCGGTGGAATGGGCTGCGCAATGTGCCGTCAGCGGGGTTGGGTATCAGTGCAGCAATACAAACTCATTCCTAAATCGCAGCGAGAGGGGGTAGCCGAATGAATCTGCGGGACTTTCAACAGCGAGCGGTCGAAGCCATTATTTCAAGACTCGACAGCGACAGAAGGACGCTGCTTGTCATGGCAACAGGGCTAGGCAAAACCGTTGTTTTTGGCGAAATCATTAGGCGATTCCTACATGATCATCCGCATGAGCGCGTAATGGTTCTCGCGCACCGCGAGGAATTGGTAATGCAGGCGCGTAAGACAATCGAAATGATAAGTGGCTATGCGGTTGCAATTGAAATGGGCGAGCAGCGCAGCGATGAATCTGCATGGCGCAAGGAATCGGTGGTTGTATCTACCGTTCAGACACAATGCGCAGGGCGCAACGAACGCAAGCGTATGCAGAGATTCGATGCTGAACGGTTTGGTTTGGTGATAATTGACGAGGCGCACCACGCAGTAAGCGGTTCCTATCGCCAAACCATTGACCATTATGGGAAAGGCGGGTTGCGTTTGCTAGGTGTTACGGCAACCCCTGATAGACATGATCGCGTAGGGTTACTAGACCTGTTTGGCAGCATCGGCTACGAATTTGGAATGCGCGAGGGCATCGAAAGCGGATGGCTTGTGCCAATCAAACAGCGCGTAGTCAATGTGCAGGGGCTTGACTTTAGCACATGTCGAACGCAGGCAGGCGATTTGCATGCAGGCGACTTGCGGCGGGTGGTGGAGTACGAGGAAGTGCTGCACGGCATGACCTATCCAACAATCGAAATAGCAGGCAATCGGCGCTGCATCGCATTTTGCGCAAGCGTTGCCCATGCGGAGCGTGTCGCGGAAATTATAAATCGACACCGTCCCGCATCAGCGGCTTGGGTATGCGGCGAAACACCGCGAGATGAGCGGCGTAATATATTCCGCGACTTCAGCAGTGGACGGCTTCAATTCCTTGTAAATGTGGGCGTAGCCACCGAGGGATGGGATGATGCCGCGCTTGATGGCGTTGGCGTAAGCGTGGTTGCAATGATGCGCCCCACCAAGTCCCGCGCGCTGTATTGCCAGTGTATTGGACGAGCGACAAGACCAGTACCGAAGTTGTTAGACGGACTGACGGAGGCGGCGGCACGCAGGGCAGCAATTGCCCAAAGCCCAAAACCCGCCGCAATCATCCTTGACTATTGCGGCAACGCAGGCAGGCACAAACTCGTGCATGCGGCTGATGCACTGGGCGAATCGTTTAGCCACTCCGTGCAAGAGCGAGCCCACAAGGCGGTCAATCGGCAAGCAGCCGATGACGAAATAGATGTGCTTGAGGCATTGACAAGGGCAGAAATAGAGGAACAGCGCATCGAAGAGCGCAAAAAGCGGCGGGGTATTGTGGTCAAGGCGCAATATGCCGTTCAGGACATCGATCCGTTTAGCCTCATTGAACTGGCGCATGACAGAACGCTCGCATGGTCGCGGGGCGATCCGCCGACAGACAAGCAGGTTGACTTTTTGCGGCGGCTGCGGGTCGGCATACCTGATATGTTGACTAAGCAGGAGGCGGGAAGGCTAATCACCGCTGCCATATCAACGCCTACGCCCAAGCAAAGTGCGGTGCTGCTGCGGCATGGGCTAGACCCTGCGGACTTTGATCGGCGGTCAGCAAGCGCCAAACTGTCGGAGATATTCGGGCGATGAGAACCGAATCGAAAGACATTCCGCGCTCGCGCATTCGGGCATGGGTGCTTGATCAGCAATCAAATTATGCGAAGGTGATTATCGTCAAGCCGCGCGACTTCAAGCAGTGGCTAGAAGTAATCGAGCGGCAGCGCGAAACGGTCGAAAGGTTCCTTATAGAGTCGGGCTACACCATTGTGAATGACGAGGACGGCAAGCCATGACATACAAGACGCATCAAATTGTGATGATCCGCGCTCGCATTATGTCCGAACGGGATGGCGAGTGGTCGTGTGCGCCAGTGGATCGCACGGGCAAAGACATAGACAACGCCCTAACGCTAACCGTACCGCCTGCTGCAATCGTAACTATTGCGGAGGCTGCAGAGGCAATTGCCAAGCGGCGGCAGCCAAAGCAAAAGGAGGAATGGTGATACTGCGAGACAGGCGAACAGGCGAAGTAACATTCGATGGGGTGCGAGCGAGCCGCGCCGTGCCTTGTTGGGTATGTGCCGACCTGCACAAGCGGCAATCTTGGTGTCTAGTCGATCTACAGCGCGGCAAGTGCATCTGTCCCCGTGTCGAATCAGGGAATCGCATTGGTAATGCGGGTTGGCTGCATGAGCGCGGACATGCAATGCCGTGTGTATCTAGGGTAGAAATCAGAAAACCGCTTATACGCGATCAGGCGATAGATTGGATGTCGGAGTGGCGCAAGGCGGTAGATGCTGCCGTCAACCAACCGCTTGACGATTGGCTGCGCGAAACCCTAGCCCTATCGAAAACCGAGGTTGCCAGTGTAGAAGTCGGCAATCGCAATGGAGATGCCGCATTCCTGATGACCGATGCAAACGGCAATGCAACTGGTTTGAAATTGCGAACGAAAAGCGGCAAAAAACTTTGTGCGCTTCATTCAAGACTTGGTGTTATTCGGGCTAAAGCATTCAATCCTGCGCTGCCCACCCTCGTAGTAACCGAGGGCGAAAGCGACCTGATGGTTGCGGCGGGTTGGGGTATGAACGCAGTTGCACGGGTTGGCTGCCGTTCATGTGAGGCAATTATCGTCCAACTTGCTCGTGGCAAGCGCACACTTATCATTGCCGACAACGATAGAGCAGGCATTGAAGGCGCAAAGGCGTTGCAAAAAGTTTGTGGGCAGGCAAACCGTGTCAGCATTGTTACCCCGCCAACAAGCGCAAAAGACCTACGCGCTTGGGCTAGGCTTGGCGCGACAAAAGCCGATGTGGTGTGGCGTTTGCGTTGTTGCGGTGGATAGCATAAGGGCATGGAGTCGGATTGCGAAGCCAAGCGCCGTGCTTGTGAGGAAAATGCTAGCCGTTGGCTTTTGTGTTGTACAATGTGCGATGAACGACTTCGTGTTATTTTATCCTTCATTCGCTACCACAAAGCACGCGGGAGACCAATGAATTGGCTAGACGAACTGGAAACGAAAATTCAGAATGTGCTGCAGCAAATGAACTGACCGAAGTGCGTTTGGTGTTGCCAATAAAACCCATTGCACAGCCTCGTCATCGGGCAACTGCCCGAAACGGCTTTGTCCACATGTATTTGCCCAAAACACATCCCGTGCAGGAATACAAACAGCAAATTATCAACGCTGTTATTGAAAAGGGGGTAGGTTGCATCGAAGGGGCGGTTCGTCTTGAACTGCTGTTTGGGTTTGCAAATACCGCAGTAAAAAAAACAGGTGGTGCTGTTGTCTATCGCACGGCGCGTCCCGACCTCGACAATTTGGAAAAAGCCGTAATGGATGCCTTGACTGCGGCAGCGGTGTGGAATGATGATTCCCAAGTAGCAGAAAAGACAAGCGCAAAGATATCGTCTTTTACCGATTTTTTGGCAATCACAATCAAAAGCATTCCGTTTGAAGTACCGCTTATACAACAGCAGGGAAAGTAGTGCCACACAAGATTCGAAGTCTGAACGAAACCACATACGGCTACCAGTGGCGCAAGAAACGACTTGCCGTATTGCGTCAACAACCGCTTTGCGCCCTCTGCCTAGCAGCGGGGAAAACGGTGGCAGCCGCTGTTGTTGACCACAAGGTTCCCCTATCGGACGGTGGTACAAACGACTCTAGCAATCTGCAACCGCTATGTAAGCGTTGCCACGACAACATCAAAACACCGCTAGATGTCAAGATACGGGGTATCCGCGAAGCAAATAGCATCACAATGTTCGTTGCTTGGATTGGTGATACCAGTGTGATAACCCCACCGTTTTCCCAAGGTCTTGATATGCGTTTGTTTCGCAAACAATGTGCAACTACGCTTGGTTGGAATGAGGCGCATCGCATCACCTTGGGCGCAATTGAAGGCATTTGTCGCTTCGCGCAAACGCAACCAATACAAGAATTGTGCGTCATTTTTGACGATTTGGCACACGCTCTATGGTGCAAAGCCTCCTTTTCTGTTGATATTGTCGTGCAGCCTATGGGCGATGCAATACCATTATCAAACAATGAGGAAAGCATTTTCCTAGCAGAACGCTTTGGCGTTGAATATGTTATGCGGCAAAAACCACAACGAGGCGAACAGCCTGCAAGGGCGTAACTGAACATGAGCGGCAATCCTCCAACACCAACAGCATTGCTTCGATTGGCGGGGTCTTATCGCGCCACCCGCAGAAAAAAAGAACCGCAGCCTGAACGCAAGAAATTGAAACCGCCTGCCAATGCCTCAGAGGAAGTTTTGGCTGAATGGAACAGATTGGTTGCCGTGCTTGAACCAATGCGAGTGATAACCGTTGTAGACGAACTCGCTCTTGAGCAATTTGCGGAATATCTAGTGCGTTGGAAAAAGGCAACCGCGCAACTTGAAAAATTAGGCGAAGTGATACCTGTTAGAAATGCGCAAGGCGCAGTTGTGTCATTCAAGCGGTCCCCATGGGTTGCTATGCAAATCGAATATGGGCTTATGGTTCGCCGTTACTCCTGCGAATTTGGTATGACACCCGCAGCGCGTTCAAGAGTTGAAACAACCCATGAAGAAACGCAAGACTTCACATTCAGTCGATCCAAAGCGGTTGGATGAATGGGCGGCAGAGCGCTTCAATCACCTACCCAATTATGACGCTATTGCAACGGCAGAGGATTGTGTTTGGAATCCTCGGGCCGCAGAGCATGTCATTCATTTTGTTGAACATGTGTGTCGTTTCACGGAAGGCGAATGGGCGGGAACGCAGTTTGCGCTATTGCCGTGGCAGCGTTGTCTGCTAGGCAATTTGTACGGTTGGCTGCGTCCCGATGGAACGCGCCGATATCGTCAGGCACATATTCTTATTCCGCGCAAAGCAGGCAAAACGGAACTGGCTGCCGCACTTGCGCTGTATCACCTACTTGCGGACGATGAACCAACGCCCGAAGTGGTTGGCATTGCCCGTGATCGGGCGCAGGCAAGGTTGTGTCTGAAACGGGCGTGCTCTATGGCAAGTCAGGAGCCGCGCATTGGGGCGCAAACACAACAGTATCAAGGCAGGCTCGTGTGCCCGCAAAACTACGGTGTGTACAAGGTGCTTTCAAGTGATGCGCCGTCTGCCCACGGTTTGAACACAAGTGCTTGCATTGCGGACGAGATTCACGCAATGGAAAATCGCAGGGAATTGTGGGAGGCGGTTATGACAAGCATGGGCGCAAGGAAACAGCCGCTGATGGTGTCAATCACTACGGCGGGAGTGCTGCGCGAATCGTTGGAATACGACCTGTTCGAATATGCAAAAAAAGTTTGTGGCGGGGTTGTCAAAAACAAGGGCTTTTTGCCTTGTTTGTATTACGCCGACATGGACGCAGATTGGAAAAGCGAAACAACATGGCGGCAGACAAATCCGAGTCTTGGCTACACCACAAGCGTTGACTGGTACACAACAGAGGCAAAGCGAGCGCACGATCAGCCGTCATACGAAAGCCCGTTTCGCACATACTTTTTGTGCCAACACATAACCACTTCGCATCGGTGGATACGCATGAGTGATTGGGACAAATGTGCCAACCGTGAGTGGTTCAGCGAGGACAAACTAAAAACCCTTCCCTGCTACATCGGTATTGATTTGGCGCAGACCACCGACCTAACAAGCCTTGCATTGCTTTGGGTTGACGGCGACAAACTTATCACGCGCTCGTACAACTATGCGCCCGAAGCGGGGGCGCACATTCGCAGCACGAGGGATGGCGTTCCATACGAGGAATGGTCGCGGAACGGTTGGCTTACGCTTACAAGCGGCGACACAACCGACTACGGCTATTTGCGTGAACAGGTCTTTGAGTTTGCAAAAAAGTACAAGGTGCGGCACATTGCCTACGACCCCTACAACGCGCAAAACCTCGGCAACGAATTAGAGCAGGGTGGTTTGTCGGTATTCCGTTGCCCGCAGTCTTTTTTGCAGTTAGCCACGCCCACCCGTATGCTAGAACGCGCAATCATCGCACACGAAATGATCCATGACGGCAATCCTGTGTTGGCGTGGGCAATGTCAAATGTGGTGGTTGATCGGGATAGTGTTGGCAACCCAAGACCAAGCAAAAAGCGTTCTGTCGAAAGAATTGACCCCGTGATTGCCTTGACGATTGCTATTGCGGCGGCAACACACGATGAGAAGCAGCGCAAGAGCATTTATGAAAGCAGGGGGCTAATTTGGCTTTAGTGGTTTGGGCTATTGTCTTACTCCCGCAATCGGGTAATTTGCAGCCATGAATTGGCGCACATGGCTTTCTGAAAAATTGCGTTTCAAAAGTCGTACTCCTGTCGGAATGCCCGTTCAAGCGGTGCAAACCTACACAGGCATTGCATCCGACACTGGTGAACTGATTACGCCTATTCAGGCGATGCAGTGCAGCACGGTGAATGCGTGTGTCAGTGCGATTGCAACCGAGTTAGCGAAACTGCCGTGGAATGTGATGGGAACAGGCGAAAGCGGTGGGCGTGAGGTGGTAGCAGAACACCCCGTATCGAAACTGCTATCCGACAACCCCAACCCCTCAATGGGTGCGATGACATGGCGCGAGTTGATGCTCACAAGCGCGGTGTTGACTGGCAACGGCTACTCGCTCATTGAACGCAACGATGGTGGTACTCCTGTTGCGCTCCATTTCCTGCGTGGTGATGAGGTGATGGTGCAAAAACTACCAAATGGCGAGGTGGTGTATCAGTGGAGCGGTTCGATGGAATCGGGGATACAAATCATTCCCGCAACCGATATGTTTCACCTGATGTGGAACAGCCCTGATGGGTTGTTAGGCTATAGCCCTATCAGTCTAGCGCGGCAGAGCATCGCGCTCGCCATCGCAGCAGAACGGTTTGGCGCAACCTACTATCGCAACGCAGCCCGACCTAGTGGCGCGTTGACTACCGACAAGGAATTGACGAGCGAAGCGGTACAGCGGATGCGCGAGTCGTGGGAAGCGCGGATGAGGGGGGTTGAGAATGTAGGTTCGATAGCGGTATTGGAGGGCGGGTTGAAATGGACGGAGATGTCATTGTCTCCGCAGGACTCGCAATTTATGGAGAGCCGCGAGTACCAACGGCTAGAGATTTGCAGCATCTTCCGTGTGCCGCCAAGCGTGATCGGAATTGGAGCCTCGTCCTACAGCAGCGCAGAGCAGGCTAACCGTGAGTGGGTAAGTAACTGCCTCTCGACTTGGGCGGCGCGACTAGAGCAAGAGGCGAATCGCAAACTGCTGCGTTCTGACGAGGGTGTCAAGACCGAAATATCGTTTGATGCGTTGCTGCGGAGCGACCTAGAGACGCGCTACCAAATCTACTCAACTGCGCGGCAGTTTGGGTTTTTGAGCGTGAACGAAATCCGCGCAGAACTTGGACGCGCAGGAATCGGCGAGGAAGGCGATGTGTTCCTGCAGCCAACAAACATGATCGATACCGCTACTCCATACGGCGGCAAAAACTTTAGTGATTTGGGGGTTAGCACGGACGCTGTTCCTGATCGCCCACTAGACAAAGTTGCGCCAACCCCTCAGCCTGACACCAAAGGCAGCAGTGTTCCAGTAGACAAACCAAAATCAACAAAACGCTATCTGAAACGAAAAAACAGGGAAATCAGTTAGAGATCGTTGTCAATCGTTGACAAACCTATAAGATTCGCAGGCACAAGGAATTGTCAAAAAAATGTTTACGTTGGGGTTTACATTTGAGGATCCTGTGATAAGATGCTGATACAAAAGGAAAATCAACAATGAGACAGCGCAGCGAGGAGGATGCCGAAAATGACATTCAAGACATCATTAGCGGAGAACACGATTCGCAAATAAAGCAGTTTACTGTAGAAGGGCTGCTAATGAAGGAGTACAAAGATCAGATTGAGGAACAGATAGCAGAAGATAGTGCGACAACGGGAAAAAAGTGGCGGCAACAGGGCTATGACACTAGGGAATTGGTGGCGGGTCTTGTAGAGGAATGGACTGAAGCGTATATTTATTCCTATGGAAACAATAACACTGACGAACCAACCCGTGCTGAAAAAAGCGAGGCGAAACAGCATGTTGTTGAGGTAATGACAAAGGCGATACAGCAGGAGTGGGAAAGTGTGTTTGGCGGAGTGGTTGATAAAGCCCTCGCCAAAAAAGAGCATCGTATGAAACATAATCTAACTAAGGAGAACACAACAATGAGACAGCGCAGCGATGATATTGATATACGCCCGTACGAACAGGCACTTTTTGACGATGTGAACGGCGAACTGGAAACGGCAACAGACGCTTTCGTGGGTGTGTTCAGTAATGTGCTAGGCCCGCTTAGAAATGACATTGCCAAAGACGGGCACGAGGGTGATTTTGATGAAGCCGTGCAAAAGATGAAGGAAACCTGCATTGATGCAGTAGATGACATAGTCGTGCGATTGAAGCAAGACCTAGTCAGGTTCATCAAGAGCAATGACTGGTAGTTGCGAAATAAACACGGAAGCCAAAGGAAACCTTACCAATGAGAACAGTAGGACTTACAGATATGGCTCAAAACGGTGTCCAAGACATCGCTGATGAAGTGGAAAGCCAACTTACAGCACTGGTCGCTAACCTGCAGGAAGAGTTCGCGTTTGGGGGCGAAAAATATATCAAGGCTGCAGCCAGTAGGTTTGAAGATGCAGAGGATATCGCAGACGAAATAATTTCTGCCAAAGAAGAGGTGGTAGCCACACTGGCCGAAGCATTGGAGCGACTAGCCGAAGAATGCCGCGCCATGTTCAATATGGAGCCACTTGATGACGAGACCCAAACCCTACTTGGACAGGTGGAAAAGTTCAAAAGCGACATCGTCAAGGGGCAGGACGGCGGCTAAACAAACTTAGGAGAACAACCATGCGCAACAACAACATCTACAACCACGATCCCAAGCCCAAGCCAACGCCGAAACTTCAGCGGCGAGATGCGAACGGTTTCAATATTGACAAATACTTGATAAGACTTGGAAAGTTTTGTGAGCAGGAAGTTCAAAGGGCGATAGATTCTGTCAGCCTAAAAATGGAGACGATGTTGGTAGAAGAAATTGGTAGGGAGTGGGAGGAGCATATTGATCGAAATGCCTTTTTGGAAGACGGGGGTAACAACGAAGAAGCAAAACGCCTAGCGAAGGAAATAAACGAAGAATGGATAACCGCATGCGAGGACGCGGCGGAAAGTTTTGCTGTAACTTTTTCGAGGGAAATGTCGCCAAAAATTGCGTATCTGCAAATGTAAGGAGCAAACAAATGAGTAGGTCGAGCAATCAGGCAATTTTGCAAACCCGTGACATCGCTTCCGCTGACGCAGCGCGGTTGCGTCCGCGCTACCTTGAATCGCTGATTGCGAAACGCTACGACAAGCACTGGTTGTACGGTGCGGTTCCGCGCACGATGGTTTCAACAGGAACGGTTGAGGTAAACGCATTCAACGCACTGTCTGCGGCGATGGTGGTAGCAGAGGATGCTGCACTTGGAGGAATCGACAGCACTTACATGGCGGCAAACACGAGCGTGTTGTCGGGTGCGCGACTCCGCATGACCGTTCGCGGTGGTGCATCAACCCTGTCTTTGGTACAAGCGGGAATGGTCAATCCGATTGCTACCGCACTGGTGGTGGGTAGGGAATACTGTATCGAAGTCGTGGGTAGTACGAATTGGACACTCTGCGGCGCAGCAAACAACAATGTGGGAACGATTTTTGTCTGTACGGCAGTCGGTACTGGAAATGGAAGTGCGTTTGAGACGAACTTTGTTTGGGCGGGCAACCTTCCAAGCGCGTCAACCACCAAATTCACGCTTGCCGATCCAACGGTCTCGCGGCAGGATTTGACGCTGCAAACACACAGAGCGCGGGTAGAGATCAGCAACGAACTGCTGACCGACCTACCACCAAGCGGCTATCAAACCCTGTGCGACAGCCTTGCGATGGTGTTGTTGGAATCCATTACTGCGCGACTGGTAGGGGTGTTGCGCGGGTTTGCGGAGGCAGCGGGGCAACTGTCAAATGTGCAATTTGGCATAACCCCAAACGACCCCCTGAAACTGTTGATGAAACTGCCGCAGACCGTGCTGCAAAATGACGATGCGGTATTGGTTTGCAGCAATGAAGCATTTTTGCAGTATTGCGACACTTCCGTGGCGCAACAGGTCGCAAATACACTGAAGTTTGCTACAGAGGGTGGATACAACAGAATTTGTGGTGCGCGAGTGATATTCTCGCAAGACATGGGGGTAACAAGTGAGTCCGAACAGGCATCCATGATTGCGTTCCCCATGAGCCAAATTCGGATTTATGAAACTCCGTTGGTAGTGAGCATTGACAGCGAAACCAAGCGCGGCAATAATGTGAGCGTGATTCACGCAACACACAGAGCCGTTGGCACGGCGTTGTTTACCAAAAATGTATTTGGTTTGTCGTTAGCAGCCTCATAACAAGAAAACAAAGGAGCAAAAATGGGTCTTTTCAAGAGCAGAAACAGTCGAACCCTACGCAACAACAAAGAAACCGAGGAGAAGGTTGCGTCCAAGCGCAATGAGGAGGAGGTTGTTGGCGAACTTGCTTCCAAGCGCAGCATGGAGGAGGACGATGGTGCAAGCGGCGATAGTGGAGAGGGTGGCGCTCTGGGACTGAAAGGGAACTCGCTTCGCAGCCTGACAGACGAAATCCACTCGTTGTATGAGCGCATGAAGCGAATGGTTGATTCGGCAGTTGGCGAAAAAGAGCCAATGAGCGAAAGCAGGCAGGCGAGATATAACTTGATGAATGAGCGCATGACTAAACTGGTTCGTTTGCGCGATCAGAAATACCGAATGATGGATGCGGCAAGCGTTGCGCGTGATACGCGAGCCAACAGCATCGCTCGCATTGTTGAACGGCGTGGAATGTCCCCGCGCAAGGCGGTTGCGTTTGCGAACACGGTGGACTCACCCGAATACCGCAGCGCGTTCCAACGCTATCTCGTAAGCGGCAGTGACCGCGAACTGCGAGCGATGACAGAGGGAGTCAACACTGATGGTGGATTCCTGCCCTCGACAGATTTTTACAACCAACTGATCGAAAAGCGATTCCAAGCAAACGCGATGCGTCAGGTGGCTACGGTTATGCCGCTTGGCACATTCAAGACTGAAGTCACGATTGAATCGACATTTGGTTCCGCTAACTACATTGCAGAGGCAGGCGAGGTAACCGAAGTTTCGCCGACATTCGCCAACATCACCCTGAAGCCATACACGCTGCGTTACTTCACGAAGGTTTCCAACGAACTGATTGCGGACGCGCCATCTCGCGGCGGGGCATTCTCAATCGAAACGATCCTTGCAAACCAAATCGGTCGCGTGATTGGACTGCGCGAGGAAACAGCGTTTACCGTTGGTACGGGTAGCGCACAGCCAAAGGGCATTTTCACATACACATCGGGTTCAGGAACCACAATTTCAAGCGTGACGGCAGCATCTGCATCAACGATTACCGCAGCGAACCTAATGGCGGTTGTTTATGCACTGCCCCGCCAGTATCGCGCTAACGCAAAGTGGGTGATGTCGGACGCGACATTTGCATTGATTCGCAACCTGCTCCAAACCCAATCAATTGGATCAAGTCCTGCTGCACTCTCCTACGCACCATTCGGTTGGAGCATGGGCGATGGAAGGTTGCAAGACGGCGAGCCTGACCGATTGTTGGGCTACCCCGTGGTTTGCGTTGCGGATGCACCCACAATTGCAGCAAACGCAATCGCAGCGGTGTTTGGAGACTTCTCCTACTATCGCATCGGTGAGCGCGAGGGCGTGAGCATTCAGACTGCTCGTGAAGCGTTCCTCGGTACGAATCAAACTGGCTACTATGCCTTTGCTCGCCATGACGCACAAGCCACCCTGTTGGACGCATTCCGCTATCTGAAGATGGCTGCTGCCTAATCGTTTGGTCTCTGCCTCAACGACCGCCCACGGAGTCTCGACCGTGGGCGGTTTTGTTGGGTAGGATGTGGAAATGCTTATACGAATTACCACAACCTGCGCGACCGTTGAACGGGCTTACCAACAGGGCGAAATCGTTGAGGTGACAGACGAACTGGCAGCGGAATTCATCCGTGCTAACATCGCGGAGGCGGTACAACAGCCAGTAGCAGAAGAAACGGCGGTAGTCAATCCCGTCCGCAAGGCAACATCATGGCGCAAACCAAAGCAGATATGAGGATTTGGACAAACGCAGCGCGGACATTTGACGCGCTAACGCTCGCGCAGGCAAAACTGCATCTCCGTGTGGATAACAACGATGATGATACGCTCATCACGAGCATTGTTTCAGCCGCGACCGACTATGTGGAACGGCGCAGCAACCGATCATTGTGCGCTAGGGTGTGGAACGCAGAGGCAGATCGGTTTCCAACAGCGGGTCGGGAAATGGTTATAGCCAAATCCCCGTTTGTCAGTGTGCAAACCCTGTCCTATGTCACAACAAACGCAGCAACCATAACGCTAGTGCAGGACACTGATTACAGGGTTGTTGTAGCAAACGACATCGGGCGCATCCGCTTGCCGTTAGGGGCAACGCAATGGGCGGTAACAGCCGATGTTCCTGACGCTGTGCGGGTGACATTCACCGCAGGGTATGTAACCCAAGCCACCATACCGCAGGGGTTGGTGCAGGCCGTACGGCTGATGCTCGGGCATCTTTACGAGAACAGAGAAGCGGTGAGCGAAAATGCGGGGAGCGAGGTTGAACTGGCGGTGGGATCGCTATGTAGTGCGTATTGGATGGGAGATGTGTTCTCGTGAACATCGGCGCGATGCGGCAGCGAATCACGGTGCAGTTGCCTACGAGGACAACCGATGCGGTAGGTCAGGTGATTGAGTCGTTTGCCGACAACGCGAGCATTTGGGGTAAGGTCGAGGTGGTTTCTTCAGATCAGCAGGAGGTTGATCGGGGGGAAACAACGGTTGAGGTGATAGAGGTGCGTTGCAGACCTACCAACAAAATTAGCAATGCCTCTCGCCTGAAGTGGCGCGGCAACCCCTACAACATCAAAAGCGTGGTCGATGTCGATGGTCGGAACAGGGAGTTTGTGGTGCGAGCAGAGCGGGTGTTGCGATGAGTATTGCAAAGACGCTGAACAAGGCAGTAGAAATTGGGGTTGCACAGGCAGCAGGGCGTGTTGCGCAGCGAGCAAAGCGGAACATTCTTACGATTCCATTTGGAGCCAAGAGCGTAGGCGAAGGGGAAAGCCCGATATCGCAAAAGAATGTGCGAAACAGCATTGCAGAAGCAATCCACGCAAAATATGTGTTGGGTACGATGATTGTCGAAGTTGAGGGCAGTCATGGTGGTTTGAGCACGGTTGCCGCAGACGGCGATCCGCTACCCCTTGCGCCATTGATCGAACTTGGATTCACCATCACCCATGCGTACTACGGTCGCAAGCGGAAAGCCGCAAAAAATGTGCAGCCACGCCCCTTTTTGGCTCCTGCGTTAGAGGAGACGAGGCGCGAGATCGCAATGATCGTTGGGAAGGCTGCGGCAACAGCAATAAAACAGTGGCATGGTTATGTGAGTTACGGCGGCACTGCAAAAAGGCTTTGAGCATGAGTGTCAACGCCATCGTTTACCAACGGCTGATCGGGCGTACCGCGCTAACCGCACTGGTGGGAACCCGCATATTCCCCGATGCGCTCAAACAGGATTCCGCATACCCCGCAGTTGTGTACGGGGTTAGTAGCACGGAGGCGGTACAGGCAACGCAGGAGCGCAGTTACAGGGTAGCAACAGTTGAAACGATGGTTGTGGCTGAAACGAGGCTTGCCGCGCTTGGGGCGCACAAGGAAATTATCGCAGCCCTTGACAGATTCGTTGGTAACAGTGGTGGAATTGTGTTCCTGCACTGTTTACTATCCAACGAGGTCAGCGGATACGATCCACCCGCAGCGGGTACTGCAACTGGAACATTCACGGAATCAGCAACATTCAGCATCGCATACACAGGAGATTGAACAATGCCGATTAGCAGCGTAGGCACAGTAATGTATCAAGGCTCAGCGGGTACTAATCCCGCAGTCAAGGGGAAGATCAAGAGCATTTCCGTTGACGGCGCAAGCACGAGCGCAATTGATGTCACGGGCATTTCAAGCCAATTCAAGGAGTATGTGTGCGGAATGCTTGATGGCGGCACAATTACCGTCAGTTGTTTTGCGGAGGACAATTCTAGTAATGTGCCTGATATGGTTGTCGCGGGAGACAATACGGTTACGCGGTATCGCATCCTGTATGGTGGCGGTGGTGCAAATGGATTCACGGTCGCGTTTGACGGCTATTTGACAACGACCACGCTTGGGGCATCAGTCGATGAAGCGGTGACCCTTGAATATAAGTTTCGTGTAAGCGGGCATTTTGAGGTGACGAACGCATAATTGTTTGGCAACAAACCAATAGGGAGCAAATAACATGGCAGTTATTACAGCAGTAGGCAGCGGAACAACTGGAACCGCACTCATTGGGGAAATCAAAAGCATTTCAATGAGCGGGATTACCGCTACTGAAATCGACACAAGCATTTTGAGTACCACGGTCAAATCTTGTGTGTTGGGTACACTGGACGGTGGAACGATTACCGTTGAATTCAACGCAGTTGGAGATGGGCAACACAATTTGCCGACAGCAGGCGCAAACACGCCAGTAGGCTTTGTGATTCGGTTTGGACCCAACGCTGTAAACAAGGGCATCAATGTTTCATTCAATGGCTACATCATCGAAACAAGTTTCAGTGGTGGGGTGGATGAAAGCGTGACAGGCTCCTACACAATTCAGATGAGCAGCCTACCAACCATCACGGCGACATCGGGATCGTTGACGGAATAATAAGTATAAGGCTGCGCCACATGGAAACTCGCGCAAACGCAAAGGTCGAGATTCGCACGAACCAAGCGGGGCAAAAAACGCTTGTGGGCTATGCGTCCACATTCGATCATCCATACCCCGTGGACATGGTAACGGAGATCATTGATCGCAAGGCGTTCACGCGAACGCTGCAAGAAAAACCTGATGTGTACGCTTTGGTTGGACACGATCCCGCACGGGTGATAGGTCGAACCAAAAACGGAACGCTGTCGCTTACCGTTGATGAGCGCGGTCTGCGCTGTGAAATCGTGCCAGTAGATACACAGGAGGCAAGAGATGTGGTCGCGTTGGTGGAATCGGGAACGCTTGATGCGATGTCGTTTGGGTTCAAGGTAAAGGATCAGAGGTTTGAATATCGGGACGGCGGGGTTCATCGGCGCATTATGGATTGCGAACTGCATGAGGTAAGCGTGGTAGCGTTTCCCGCAAATCCCGATGCCAAACTGTCGATGCGCGACAGAGCAGAGGTGCGCAGTTTGTTGCGTAAACACAGCGAGTCGCCGAAAACACCCAAAGCAAAGCCCTGCGAACGATCCCGTTTGCCAGTTGAGTTTCCAAGCCTGTTGTCGGAGATTGCGGCTTACGGGTTGGAAACGCGGAGTTGGGGATCAAAAGCAATCCACGCAGAAAAAATGCAGGAAAACATTGGCGGCGAAGATCAAACCCTGTATCGCTTCAGGGGCAAGCACTACATCGTGTGGTACATCGCAGACATGAACGAAACACATGTTTATGAAGCAAATGCTGCGGGCGTGCGAATAAATAAAGGGGACGGAGAATTATGGAGTGAGCGTGGAAAAATAAGTCACGATGAAATGCTGAGAGACTTTCTGACTTGGAGGTTCAAACTCAAGAAGCGGCTAGAGATAGAGTCCTGACGGGGTTTCGCAATCACTGGCGTGGTGTTACACTACCCCCCATGCCAATCGACAAAGCCACCATCCTCGGTCTTACATCTCGCCTGAAAATCGAACCCGTAGCAATTGACGGACTTTCGGAACCGTTGTTTCTACGCACCCTCACTGGACGCGAACGCGATGCGTTTGAGAACGGCTGCTTCACGCAGCGCGGTAAGGACAGGGTTCTCACAACCGACAACATCCGCGCCAAACTGCTCGT